AAATTTAAATGAGCAGTATTATCATTTCCTGCTGACATATGGAGAACTCTCCAGTTATCAGTAGTATTTAGTCTTTTAATTATTATTACTCTAGGAGCAGAACCTAATCCATGACCAACTGTCGAATTAGAATTTGAACCACTATAAGACACAATAGAAAATCCTGCTGTAGTATTAGCTGAAACTGTAGAACTTATAGTTCCATCTGTATTAGCTGAACCTGCACCATTTGCTTTCCAGTTCCAACCAACATAAGTACCAGTATTAGAATTAACTTCTCCTGCATCTGTTAAAACATATCCATCAGAATTAGTTGATAAAATTGCATCTGTTACTTCGGCAGTTGTATTACTACTTTCAACATATTTATTAATACCTCTTACTTTATCAAATAATCTATTGTCATCAGTACCACTTCTAAGTTTATTCCATACAAAATCAGCATCAAAACCAACACCTGTTATTGTGTGATTGTTATTTCCATTACCAGAATAAGTTACTGTATTAAAATAATCTGTAGATTTATTAATTGTTGTGTATGCCATGATTAAAATATCTCCTTGTAATTAGTTTCTTTGCATGAGTGTAACGAATGTAAAGCCATTATAAGTTTAATCCTTTTGTTGATAAAGCTGTGTAGCCTGTTGGTACATCATATTCAAATATTCCTATACCACTTGCGTTAGTTCCTGCACTAGATACTGCTGTAGTTCCGAAGTAGCCATTGCCGAAGTTTGTTTGTTGAACTGCATTTTGAGCATCATAATAACACAATGCAGGAAAATAAAATCCTATAGTAGTGCTTGATGGAGCTGTAATTGTATAAAAACTTCCTGTTTTTGAACCACCAGATGTTGGAACACCTTGAGTACTACTTGCGTTAGACATCCATGTACCATTTTTAGAAAAATAAATTGCCAAGTTATCACAATCAACTGCTACACCTATTATATCTCCTGCTGTAAAACTTAAACCTTGATTTGTTCTTGTTCCACCTGTGTAAGATGCACCAAGTCCACCACCATAACTATATCCATACAAGGAATAATCATTTGCATTTTGACCTAACCAATTATTATTAGCATTAACTTGTGAAGATGTTATTCCTGTTCCATACCAATTATCAGAATGACCAGAAACACATTTCATTTCCCAATACCATTTACCAGAATTAAATCCTAAAGTTGATGGAATATAAGCATAATTACCACTAGATGCAGATTGATTTTGAGTATTGTTACCATTTGATAAAGTTGAGTTTCCATAATACATATCTAAAGGATTTAATGTAGCAAAAACATTGCTTGGACAATCTTCTGTTTTTGTAAGTGTACCACCACCTAAACTAAAGTTATTAGAGTTAGATGATTGGTCTGTAATTGTTATTCCATCTTTAAGAATTGTAAAACCATTATTACCTAATGTAAAACTAGGAGAAGTATTTATCTTCCATTCTCCAGTTGTACTGTCTGTTGAACCAAATACTGTTGGTGCTAATTGTTGTCCATCTGAAAAATGAACATGGCTCATACAACCATCAAAGAAATTACTTCCACTACCACTAGCATATAAAGAACCAATATGATATTTATTAGTTTGACCACCTTCAAATATTTTTAAATCTATATTTTGTGCAGGATAACTTGCTGTATCAAAAGCTGTTATTTGTTCTCCATTAACATACCATTTTATTCTATCAGAAGCTGTTGATTGTGTTGTGTCAAAAGCAAAAACAAAATGATACCAGGCATTTACATCTCTAAATACTTGTGTTGTAATCATTTGACAATTATCGCCACCATCATCATTATCTATTATTCTTAATTTATCAGAACTATTAAATTGTATATATCCTCTGTTATTATCATTTGATACTTCATTTCCAAAAAACATCATTGAAGCACCATTTTTGGATTTTTTTACCCAAAAACTCCAAGTACCTTTTTTATTTGAGGTAGCTGTTCCTAAACTTCTTTTTAAATATGTACTAGCCATTAGTTAAATCTCCTTAAAATTGTTAATTGAATTGTCCAGATCCAGTCGCACCGAAGCTAGATGTTAGACTAAAATCTCTGTCTACTGTCTGAGCTTCAGCATCTGTTATTCTTAATGTAAAATTGTATGTTGTGGCAGCAGTTGATGTTCCACCAAAGTCACTTGTACTTATTACACCATTTGTAGCCAAACTGCAATTAGCACCATTAGATGCAGTTAAAACATTTCCACCAGATGTAACTTCACTAAATGATATAGCACTATCTGATGATCCTTGAACTGTAAATACTGTACCAGAAAAATTACCTGCAACTGAACCTAATGATCCTGCTCCTGTTGTAAATGATGGTGCAGTAGAAGCTGTTAAAATATTGTTTGTTGATCTTCCTGCATTACCATCTGGATTTTCTATTCTTACAAAATAGTTTCCACTTGCTAAAGTTACATTAACTGAAAGTGTTGTAGCATTGGTAAATGAAACTGTATTAGAATTTGTAATAGCACCTGTTGAACCATTTATAAATTGTACTTGTGGTATTGAAACAAAGTTTGCTCCTGTAATATTTATTGTTGTAGCTGTTGCAGGTGGTATTGTTTGAGATACATCTGCTACAGTTGGTTTAGTTTCTGCTGCTGTAATCCAAGATAATTGGTTTGTGCTTGAACCACTACTAGCAAGAACTTGATTTGCTGATCCTGATGATGTTGGTAAAATTAAAGTATAACTTTGTCCAGCAGAATGAGCTGGTGCTTGAATTTTTACACCATGAGAATTTTGTGAGCAATTAAGTGTAATCTTACCATCCGCTGATGATCCATCTCCAAGAGCAGTTAAAGTATTTGCATTAATTGTTCCTGTTACAGAAGCAGTAGTAAGAGTTTTACCTGACATTGATGTTGGTAATCTTGCATCAACAACTGTGCCAGTTAAATTAGCTGATGGTATTCCACCAGTTCCAGTAATATTATTACTATTTAAATCTAAATTACCACCAAGTTGAGGTGAGCTATCATCAACTACATTTGCTATACCAGGTGATATTGCTACCCAATCTGAACCATTATAAAATTTTAAATTAGAATCACCAGTTACAAAAGCTAAATCTCCAGAATCTAAACTTGATGTAGGATTTGATGAGCTTACTCTATATCTTTCTGCAAAACTATTTACACCAGTTATGTTTGCTGCTGTCGTATTAACATTTGCAATTGATCCACCAACATTTGTAACATTTGTATTATTTGCTGCTACTGTATTTATGTTTGTAGAGTTTCCAGCAACTGTATTAATATTTGCAGAATTAGAATTAACATTTGATATTGCTGTAGCATTTGCTGCAACAGTTGAAACTTCTGTAGCTTTAGGAACTAATCTGTGAAAATTGTAAGTGTGTTGTGTAGTTGTAGATTCAACTAAGATACCAAAACCTGTTGGTAAAGAAGCACTAGCTCCACAACCATTTAATGTAACTGTTGAATTACCAACTGTACCATTAGCAATTGTAACTACACCTGAGCCATTTGCTGTGTAATTAGTTGAAAGAGCTTCAACACTAACAATAGTTCCTACACCATTATTAACATCTGGATTTACATTTGGAAAACTTGTTTCGTTTGCAATTGGAACAAAGCCACCCACATCATCTACAAGATCAATAACTCTTGCATCTATAGCTGCTGTTGTTGCAATAAAATCATCTGAAGCTGACCATGATTGACCTGAGTTAATTAGATCAGATGTATCTTTATTTAAAAATCTAGTATTAGATGCTGATGTTGTATAAAAAGTATTATCATCTGGAGTATGACCAGATTGTTCTGATGCTACAACTATAGCTGCATCTGCAATTTTATCAATTGTAACTGCATCATTATTAATTTTAGCTGTCGTTATATTATTGTCTGCTATTTTAGAAGTTATAATTTGATCTGCACCAATGTGCTGACTATCTATTGAACCATCAACTAAATGCTCAGAATCTATACTATCATCTGCAATCTTAGTTCCATTAACTGCATCTGCATTTATCTTAGAAGTCGTAATTGCATTATCTGGAATCTTGCTAGTCGTTACTGCATCATTAGCAATTTTATTTGTTGTTACTGAACTATCTGCAATATTAGTTGAACCAATAGCTCCAACTGGTATTGAATTGTTTGTAGAACTTAGTGCTGCAATAAATATTCTTAATGTGTTTGTTGATGCACCTATATTACCACTATCAAAAGATGCTGTGATTGCTTGTAAAGTACCATTGTTAGATGATGCTGTAATTGTTCCATAAACATAAGTTCCATCACCTTTTAAAACTTTTAATCTTCTATTTACATGATAGATCGCAGTAATATCAACACTACTTGCTATAGTAAATTGAGTTGTTGAAACCCAAGCTGGAACATAAGCTGAATCTCCATCTCCATATTCTACCCATTGACTATCGTTAAACCACTCTCTAGTATTTTTCATTAATGCTCTGATTGCATTATTCAAATTACTAGGTAACATTCCCTCTGCTGTATTAATACTATTCAGAGAAGTATTGTTTGCCTGTGTTGTTGAGTAGTCTTTTATTCCTGCCATTTATTTTCTCCTAATTCATAAACCAACTAAAAGCCTTATCGCTTTCAGCATTGTTCTTGTTAATTAATGTATTTACAGCTTCTTCAACTTGTCTTTGAAAAAACTCCTGTGTTTCAATTGAGTATCTAATATTATCAATATCTATTTTATCACTCATTATCTATCGCCACCTTGACTAGCTTTTAAATCTATTCCTTGTGCATGACTCCAAACTGTTCCAGCAGGTACTTTTACATTTGCTCTAAAGTATCTACCAGATTGTCTTACTGGACTTATGCCTGTTGTATTTGCTGTACTTGATGCAGAAGTAGTAACTGTTTCTGCTAAAGTATTTCTAGTTTTAACAGTTACATTTGCAGTAGCATCAACAATTGGTCTAATGCCTGTAATGTTAGCTCTTAAACCTGGAAATATTTCTTGTTCTCTAGTTTCTAATTCAGCTTCTAAATTATTTCCTGAAAAAATTGCTGCTTTAAAATTTTCATCAATAGCACCTAATTTTAAATGTCCTACTGTCCAAAAATCTGTATCTAATGAAATATTAATTTCATC